CTTTTTAGCTCATCGACCAACTGTTGTATCTGGGCGGGCAGGTGTTGTTGGATTTGTTCTATTTCGCCCTTGAGGTCTTGGAGCATCTGTTTGATGAACGGACCCGCACCCCTGGCCTGGGGCGGCTCCGGCGGCGGGGCCGCTTGCCGGGCTTCGTTGGTCTTCTTCAGGTAGGTAGCAAAATCACGCATTCGACTCCTAAAGCTGGAGGTATATATTTGCTTCAGGGTTATTTTGTTCGAGACGTGTCGGTGATAAACTCACCGATTTTCTTCAGCGACATCAGGCAGGAATCGAACTTGTGGAAGTCGCTGGAAAGGTATTCGAGCGTCAACTCATCGAACTGTTTGGACTCATCCTCGCTGGTGGCCTCAAAATAGACCGCCTTGCCTTTTCGTCCCACCACTCGAAACTTGTGCATCAACAGGAAAGCCGCAGCGCCCAGGTCCGTGACAAACTTGTGGGCACGGGGTTCGCACAACGACTCATCAATTTTCTTGAGGGACATTAAGCACGAGTCGAAGCGGTGGAACTCACTGGAGAGGTATTCCAACTTCAGGTCATCAAATTCTGGTCCTTGCTCGTCGTCTATCTCGAAGAATATCGACTTGCCCTGCCTACCCACGACCTTGTGATCGTGCATCAGGATATACGCTGCGGCCCCAAGGTCGGAGACGCCTTTCTGCAACTTTTTCATCTACACCTTTCTTTCAATGCCCGGCAGTATGAGAGTGATACTGCCGGGCAATTGTGCTTCTTATCAGAATAACTTTTTGATCTTCTTGGCGAGGATGCTGGCGATCACCTGATCGGCGGTCTTATCGCTGACCAGCTTCTTCAAGGCAGCAAATACACCCTTCACGTCCGTGTGAGAGATGTTGGTTGTAGCGCCATTGACCTGGAGATTGCCGCCCGCTTCCCATTTGATTTCGCACTTGGGGCACTTCGCCGCCAGTAAACTGGTCAGGCGGTCGGGATTGGCGGTCTGGAATTCGGGGAAGACTTCCCCGATCTGGCACCATAACTGGTCGATGTTGTTCAGGAGCGGGCAGCCGTTATCCACCATTCGGTCCTTCTTGGCCTTGGCAGCGTAAATAGAGTCGGCCTTGCCCAGCCCCGCCTCGTCCATATCTCGTTTGACGATCTCTTGTATTTCCTCCCTGGAATAGTTATGGCCCTCGTGCCACTGCTGGAATGGCTTGAGGTTTTCCTTGGCCGACTTTATCACATGCTCGCCGGCCTCGGCCCGGCCCTTCAGTTCCTCCTGCTCGGCAAAGAGGTTCCTGGCAAAGCAGTGAATTGCGTCGTCCATGAACGATGCTTTCACTTGTTCTTTATCGTTGTTTACTGACTCATCCATTTTGTTCCTTTCATTTAACTGATGCTTCGGCAGCTATCAAACAGCCACGGGACACGCTGAACAGGGGATCGGCTGGCCTGATTATTTCCCCGATGGGTATAGGGAGCTTGGCCTGGGTTATGACCTCCTTGAAGAGTTGCCCGAATCCGTGGGGGCAGGACACGCCGCCGGCAATTACAATGTCCACCGGGGCGTCCGCCCGCACCTGCTTCGATTCCTTCGTCAGTCCTTCCTTAATGCCCCTGACCGTATTCTCAATCATAATCCGATACTGCGTCTGGATAGCCCGCTCGACCAGTCCGTTCGGACTTTTGGCCAAATCCACCTTCATCTTCTCCTTGTTGATGAAGGTCGGACTGTCGCCGGTGGCTTTGCCAGCCATTTTGTCGATCCAGTCGCCGCTATGGACCAGGGCGAACTTGAACACGGGGTTGCCGAACATGGAAAAACACAAATTTACCATGCCGGCACCAAATGAAATCCCTATGCCCGTATAAGCCTTCTTGCCTAACTCGGCATAGACCAGGGCCAGTCCCTCGTTGATCGGGTGCGGTTCCACCGAGAAGCCGCCTTCGGACTTGAAAGCCTTAAATATCGACTCCAGTATCTTTTGATGGTAGATCGCATCCGTCTCTTCGTTGAGGGCGTTGGCCGGCACGCTGAAGAAAAGAACTTCCTTCTCACGCTTGACACCTTCGAGGAGGCTGTGAACCATGATGCTTAGTATCTGGAAGGCGTCCCTTTCCTTGGGGTTGACGCAGCCCTGGTGCATGGGGCGCTTGAGTTCCAGGCTGGTCAACGTGTAGGCCATATTGACCGCCGCTTCGCCCAAGGCGTAGCCCACGTCCGCCCGCTCGATGAGGGGCACGCCTGCGGTCTTCATCATCGTGAAGACGAAGCGATCCTCCAGCGGTATTTCCAAGAAGGCGTTCACTTCGCGCTTATGCACGAAGTTGCCCTTCTCGTCCCTGTGGCAACAGACCAGATTGTAGGTTCCTGCGTCGAATCCGACTGGCATCATTCCTCCTCGTACTTGCCGAACTTTATCTTCTTGGACGAGGGAAAGTCGGGGATCGCCCACTCCACCTTGTCCTCTTGCGGGGTTTCAGCGGAAACGGTCCTTGCCGCCACCTGCAATCCTTCGGCGTTGAGATTGATGTTCAGTTCCAAGACGATGGAAACCGTACATTCACCCTGTTGCGTCACAACCTTGACTTCGTGGGGCTTGATTAGCTGTGGCATATCAACTATGTACGCCGGGATTTCCCCGTTTTAACTTAGTGTGACAGGCCATTTTTGGAACATTCTTTCAAGGCCGTTGGCCAGGATGTCCGGCGTAAGTTCGGTCAGGCAAGGCTTTAATACGTCCTTACACTTCGGGCACTGCGGCCAAATAAAGCAAGGGCCACAGTCCCAATTGCCGTCGTCCCGGTGCTTCTGCACTAGCACGAAGTTGTAATACTTGCCGTAAACCTTACCATCAATATAGGTGAAAATGCCAGTCAGGGGTTTCTTCAGACCGCCGGCGCAATGAAAGGTTGCCGTATCGACGCTCACCACATAATCGGCGCTGTCGATCACCGCCATCCACTGCTTGTGGCCGATATTCCAAATGGTTGGGAACGGTTTGAGGTCGTAGAGCGGGCTGCTGTGCAGGCCAAAGACGAAACAACCTCGTTGGTGCAGGTACTTGGCCACCATCATCATCTGCGGTTTGGTCAGATTTTTCCCGACCTGGGCTGAAATTGGCGAGAAGGCAACGGTCGGACCCTTGTGGTTGCCCTTGAGTTGTCCAATTTTGTCCGCCGCCCAGCGTTTGGCCTCCGGGTCGATGCGAATGTGCATATTGTGCTTGGTTAAGACCACCCCGCAGTGGTTTGCCCAAATGTCGCTGCGGTGTTTGTCTGCGAACGGCGCGACCTGGGCCTCGTAGCGACCGCAGGCGGTTGTGGTATTGTAACTGATGAGGTAATCGTGGATGTTGACCGTCCGGCAATTTATCACTTGGTCCACGAACGGGTGGTCGTCCGCCGCATGGAGGTAATCCGGTGGCACGGCCCACACGATTTTGCAACCGGGAAACACGCGCTTAAAGTCCTCGAACATCATGCGGTGCATGAGGATGTCGCCCAGACCGCCCACTTCCCGGACGATCAGTACGGTGTCCCGCCTACGATAAAAGTCGCGCAGCCCCACAGGAGGCGGCGGTTTGGGATGTCTTATGAGCTTGACCATGCCTTAAAAGAGAAGCAGCCCGGAGAATATCCGGGCTGCCGGTAGCAAGTTCTGCATGAAGAACTTAGCTGTTGCACAGCGAGGTCACGGAGGCGATCACCGACACGTTCACGGTGGCAGCGCCCGACGTGCTGTTATCGAATTCCAGCTTGCTGACCGTCAAATCGCCAGCGTTGAAGACCTGGGTGACGGCGGGGCCAAGCGTGAACACGGCGCTGGTATTGCCGTTGATGCGAACCTTGACGTTGCCGGCGCTGTTATTCGTCAACTGTACGAAACTGGCCGGGTTGCCGTAAGTGCCAACATAGTCGATGACGTTGGCCGGGGTGCTGTAGCTGGTGCCACCAACCACGCTCACGTTGTTGATGACCGGGAAGTTATTCTCGGCTGCAAAATCAGAGTACACGCTGCCGTCGTCGGTCACGACCTTGATGAAAGCCTGGTCCAGCGGAACCTGCGGGTAGGCAAACCGCTTCCAATAATTGCAGTCCGTAAAGGTCTGCCCGTCGAAGAGCTTGCGCCAGGTCCGGTTGGGGCCGGTCACATAAATGGTACGCTGAATGGACGGGTTCATCTGCACGCCCGTGTTGTCAACCCCGGAGGGCACGATCTGCTGCGTGGTCGGATTGATGTCCATGTAACCCTGATACGGGTTGTTCAAAGCCACTTGAAATACGCTCATTATTCTCCTTGAGTGCGATTCCCTGTCCTGGTCTTCAATCCGTATTTATGCAGGAAGCTCCAAAACTTCCGCTCTTTCTCCAAACATATTTTGGTATAAATTAGCGCCCAGGCCCGTAGGCACCAAGGCGGTCTGGATGCCATGCGCCGCCGCAGCAAACAGGTACTCGTTCTCGACCCCAATGACCCAGGCCGCTCCCTTGAAGTCGTTGCCCACTACGACCTCCAAGCCTTCGGCCTCGGCCAGTTCCCGGCACTTGGCGATTTGGTCCTGGGTGAGCGAGTGGGTCGGAATAACGCCTTCGGGGGAAATAAGGCAATGATCGCCGGATGGGGGTTCAGGGACTTCTACGGGCAGGGGGATTTCGGACTCGACCATGAGGACTTCGATAGGGTGGGATTGCAGGTCGCAGGTGAGGTTTCTAATGTAAGCGAAGTTCAATTCGTTTTCGCGCAGTTGGCTGTAGGTGAGGACGTGCGGGTGGCCGTCGAGCAGGTGGAAGACTTCATCCATGCAGGCTATATAAATCTGGATGCCCGGCAACTCTTTCTCTATGTTGGGACGGAGCAATAATAGTTGAACGAGGTATTCGTTTGACCTGCCGAAATAACCAATGCAATATCTGTCTTTGATTTTCGCATAATGCGGTAGAACAACAGCCATGAACACTCCAGACCACGAGAAAGCCAAGTTGGGGGCCGATGCCCTCCATGAGTTCTTCAACCAGTTCGGGCCACCCGACGTTTATAACAGAGTCCTTCTCGAAGAGGTTTTCAGGACGCTCTATGGCAAAGATATACCTGTACCTGGGCCGCAGGGACAAAAAGGGCCTCAAG